CCGGCACCTCGAGTGCGGCCAGTGCCTGGTCGAGCTGGTTCCGAGTGATTTCCATACTTTCCGGTTCTCCGATTCATGTTGTCTCTACGACCAACGGGCGTTGGATCGTCTACACAGCTCAATCACGTCGAGCTGAGAGTTTCTTGCGCATGAGTTGACGGCGACGTTGATGCGCACTTATGGTCATTTCACGGCAGCTTTGACAGCCGCACACCACGGTGTAGCGGTTTCGTTCAGACAGAATCCTGCGGTCAACGTGTGACCGCACAACGCTAGCGTGGTCTGTACTTACCTCAGGTTGAAGGAAGATCCCATGAATCTCACCGAGGTAGCGCACGGCGACGTCCGTCAGCACCGGAGACGAGTCGCTGTCGAGCGCCACGGCCTTCCAGTACGCGATGTCACTCTCGCGTTGCGTCTTCTGATCAACCTCACGCTTCATCGACTCACGCGTCCTGTTCTCGAGCGTGCCCTTGATGATGACTCCGATGACCGGACCGGCCACTAGGAGAATGATAAGAATGATCGTAGCAACGTAGCCAGAACTCACTGTGACCTCCCTTCATCGAAATCGTAGCCACCTTTCCGCGTAGTTAGGACAGATCAGTCTTCCCTGAACGCCTTAAAGCACACCGGCCCGTAGGCCTGTTTCACCGACTTGGCCGCGCGCAGCGTTCGGCGACAGTTCAGGCACTTGCCGTACCTGATGCCCAGTTCCTCGGCGCGCGCCAGTGTCATGCGGTGCTCTTCGCGCAGTTTGCGCACGACACCCGGCGAGTAGACGAGGTCGAAGTCCACGACCTCGCCGGCGTCGGTCAGCCGTCGTGCCGTGTTCAGCTCGACGAGCTTCTTCGCGTAGACGTTCGTCTTCGCCTTGTTCTGCTTCACGACGTAAACGTCGCCGTTCAGCTCGTACACGCCGGGCTTCACGGGTGCCAGTGCATCCTGGTGCAACACGTTGATGAATCGCTCACACGCCCGCAGCTGATCGATCCAGCGCGAGACGTTCGCGCGCGTGACTTCGTTCGTGACGAACAGCTCGATCATGCGTTGAGTGCGCTCCTCGGGTGTGTCGCCAAGTTGCGGCAGCAGTCGGTCGCGCGCCAGGTCCATTACGTACTTGAACTGCGCTCGACTGACCTGGTTGGTTAACGCGGTCAGTTCGGCCTCCTCGCGGGTGGCGCTGATCACTGTGCTGGTCATCAATCTCTCCTAGGTTCCGTACTTCGCGTTGACGTTATTATATCACGTCAATCACGCGTCGTCAACTAGACGTCGTCGGCCAAGATCGCGGTAAGATGTTGTGCCGCGAAGCTGAGATGATGCCGCTGCATCGTGTTGAGTTCGTTCTCACGCTCTCTGAGTCGATCGAGTACGTTCGTCATGACGGCGATGTGCGCGCGTACGTCAGCTGTTACCTGATGGTCCACGGCGCACGTGCGTAGATACCTAATGACCGCGTTGACGTTGTTGGCCGTGATCGAACTCTCGCGGAACTGCCGCTTCACGAACATGACGCGAGCTGCGGACCAGTCGCCGTAGCGCGGAGCGAACTGCGTCTTAACGAGGTCGAGCACGGTTCGGTACTGGTCACGCGTTATCCCGTTGCTCAACGCCACGTCGATCGCGACTCGCCGTTGACCCACGCCGACGATGGCCGGTCGCGGTGGGCTCATTGGGTGCTCCGATTTGTTCTCGTGGTTCGCGCGTTCGCTGTAATCGTAGCAACCTCAGTGATCATCAGGTAACGTTGTGCAGAACGCAACGACCCCCGACCTCATGAGTCGGGGGCCGCTGCGTCTTACAGCACCTGCCAGGCGTGGCGCAGGCCGCCGTCACCGATCTTCTGCACCGCCGGTGGATCCTGATGAGAGAGACGCCACAGCGCGAGGTAGATCAAACTGGTCGGCTCGTTCAGCAGCTCGGCCAGTCGTTCACGGGACATAGGACCGTTCTCACGCAGCGCGTGCAGCACCGCGTCGTCGCGGGCGATCGTCTCGCGGGTGCGAGGTCGACCGCGACCTCGTCGAGTGCCGTCACCCGAAGTCTCAGGGACTGCAATGTTCTCAACGTTCTCGACGTTCTCTTCGTTCACAGGTAGAGCGTCGGTGTTCGGTGGTTCGGTCACTCTGCCTCCCTTCGTAATCTCGTCGTTAGTCAATCATACCAGGTTAATGACGAAGGGTCGTCAACGATCGCGAATGAGCCACTCGCGTTCACCATCGGGTTTTCCGGTTCGCTCACCGAGGTTGCCATCCAGCGCGTTGCGCACCTGCGTGGCTATCCACCTGCCGCACTGGACCGTGATACCCTTACCCCACGTCGCCTTCAGACTTCCCATGTGCCGCAGTGGCATGATGTTCCAGTTATCCGGAAATCCCATGACGCGTGCCGCCTCGCGATGTGTGATCGTGCGCGGTTCGTACGGATGGAGCACCGCGTCGAGAGCGGCACCCGTAATCACGCGTGCCGGCTTCTCTGGATCCCACCTAATAACGGTCGTGAAGCCCATGTGCCACTCGTTGGCCATGAGCTTGTCCTTCATACCGTTCCACGACGGCGGCAGGTAGCCAAACGTCTCGTAGCAGTGCTTCGCCATCTGTCCAATGTGCCAACCGGACGGCCAGCCACCGTCACGCTCGGCGAGTGCCATGAGGTCGAGCGCCCGACGAATCGGAACGCCGTCGCGCGACGCGTGGCCGTCGAACGTCGTGTTGACGCGCACGCCCTCGCGCTCTCCCCACCACGTCGCGGGTCGTCGGTAGGGCTGCTGCTGCCAGGTCAGCGCGTGTCCACGTAGATCGTCCCAGATCTCACGCAGAATCGGCTTGCGCACACGCGGATACGTAACGCCGAACGGCACGCGCGACGCGACCCAGAAGTACCGTGGGCGACGAGCGGCGCCTCCCAGTTCGATCGCGTCCTGGAACACGTGGTACAGCTCGTACTTGAGGCCGGTGAGCTCCTCGAGCTTGGCGCGCAGCGCGGTCATCAACGAGCGGCCACCTGAGTACGCAAGACGCACAGATTCCATTACCACAATGGTTGGTCGAACGCGCGCCGCGTACTCCATCAGTGCCCACATGCACGCGTTGACCTTGGCGTCGATTCCTCGATGTCGCTGGTCGGTCATGGCAGAGAAGCCACTACACGGCGGGTTGGCTGCCACGAAGTCAATCTCACGCGGCGCGTGCCACGTGGTGTAGTCGCAGGCCTGCGACGTCCAGTTCTGGCCCAGTAGGTGTCGATTCACGAGGCAGTTTTTCATGCCGAACCCGCCCTGTTGCTCGACCTTGTGAACGAGCTCGAAGCCGGCCTGCACCACTCCGAGGTCAAATCCACCGGCGAAGCTCTGACACGCGATGAATCGATACACCTAGAATCCTAAGAGTTGTCTGCGTCGCTGAACGACACCCGGAGTCGCTTGAACTGCTTAGTCATATAGGCGATGCGGTGCTTGTCGCACTCCACGCAGTAGTCAAGTGACTTGTGACCACCGGGCTCCTCCGTGCACGTAAATCCGTGTTCACATCCCTCGTACGTACCGTCGCACTGACAGGTAAGTTGCACGTAGACTCCTAGTACGCCTGACGCTTAACGGCGCACCACGCGCTGCGAACGATCTCGGTGACGGGTCCCACGGATGCATCAGACGCGCCGACCGAGACTCGCTGATCAACGCAGTCCACACCTGCGTCGTCGTACGCACGGCCACAACCTGGACACTTGCCGATTCGCGCGTCGTAGCCGTTTGCCTGACGTTTCCGGTTGACTTCCTGCTTATCTCGGTAACGCCGCTCCCACTCGTCGTCGGTGACGTCGAGTCGTACCAGGATGTTAGCGAGAAAGTGCGCCGCGTCAACCAGTTCACCTACCGCCGCGTCACGATTCACCCACCCACGTGGGGTGGACCACGTCTTCCAACCGACCTCGCCTAGAAACTCACTGAGCTCAACGACGAGCGCGGTGTGATTCCAGACGATCGAGTCGGCGAGCGCGTCCGGATCACGCTTGTACTCATCAAAGTCAACGTGAAACGCCTGCTCTTGGAGCTCCCTGGTTGATCGCAGCCAGCGCCACGATGGATGCGACGCACTGACCCTGGACGCCGTGCCTGGACCTCGCGTGGGCTCAACGGCGTCGGAGCGAGGATGCTTACCTCCGGTCGTCACGGCAACTCACTTCCCTGCGGTGATATTAGCTTAGCCTGGTCGTAGACCCAGCGGTACGTCCGCTCCAGTCCCACGCTCAGTGGTGTCATCGGTTCCCACTCTAGGTACCGCTTGATCAGCGTGTTGTCCGAGTTCCGGCCACGCACACCCTGCGGCGCACCGAGGTCGTAGTGCCGTTGCAGGGTGATGCCGGAGTACGTTTCAAGAAGATCAAGAACCTGGTTGATCGTAACCAGTTCACCGGATCCTACGTTCAAGGGAACACGCACGTCGCTGCGCATTAGGCGTAACGTGCCCTCGACGGCGTCATCAACGTACGTGAACGAGCGCGTCTGCTCGCCATCACCCCACACCGTAATGTTGTGATCTCCGGTAAGTTCCGCCTCCGCCATCTTTCGACTCAACGCGGCGGGAGCCTTCTCGCGCCCGCCGATCCAGTCGCCGTTCGGACCGTAGACGTTGTGATAACGCGCCACGCGCGTCTCAACTCCGTAGTCTTCAGTGAAGTGTCGATGCATGCGTTCACCGAACAACTTCTCCCAGCCGTAACCGTCTTCCGGGTCAGCCGGGTACGCGTCATCCTCACGCAGCGCGACGACGTTCGGATCACGCTGTCGATACACGGGATAGATGCACGCGCTGGATGAGTAAAAGACGCGACCCCAGTTGTGCTTGAGTGCCGCGCGAAGTACACCCGTTGTGATGCGAATCGAGAGCATGCAACGTGCCTTGTGCGTCTCAATGAAGCCGATGCCACCCATGTCAGCCGCCAGGTGATACACCTCATCTACGCTGCCGGCGTACCTGTTGACATCATCGTTGTTGTCGTCCCAGCACGCGTCCAGCAGCGGCATTGACAGTGCGCCGGAGTGCACCTGATGCCAGTGATCACGAGGCTTCACGTCCACACCCACGACGCGTGTTCCCTCGTCGAGCAGGCGCTTCACGAGATGTCCACCAATGAAGCCGCCTGCGCCGACCACGATCGCCGTTCTTGTCACGGTACATCCGTTCGTGCACGTGTGGCACGTCGAGTGCTTCCCTCGTTGACCGCAACGCGCACGTCATTCAACCACGCGACGTTTGCCGACCTCGTGTCATACTCTAGGACGTTGTGAAGGTGATCGTAGACAAACTCGAGTGCATCGATGACCGTCACCTGGGAAGTTCGATCGATAGATACTTCACGTAGTCGTGTCACGAAGTTATCCGTGTTGACGTAGCCGCCGTACTCGTGTCGAAGATCGGTGACCAGGTTGTGATCGTTGCGATCCTGCACGGCGATCGGTAGACCGTAGCGTACGTGATAGCCAAGCGCGTCCATCACACACCGTGCCACGTACGACATCCAGATGTCGTCGTAACGACCCACGCCGACGAGACACTGCATCAGCGGCGCGACGTCCCACGTGTACGCGGTGTTCTGCGTGTTGAACGGCGCCCACGTACCGCGATCAAGAACGACGCCGTGATCAACGTGAGAGCCGAGCGCAACGTCGGTAACGTGCGGTCGGTTAACGATTCGCTCGATCGCGTCAATGTCCGGGTCACCGATGCACAGACCAGCCACCACACCGACACGCGCATCGTTGTGCACGTCGTCCGTGTCGCTGATCGTGATATCCTGATGCCGCTGGTTGATCGGGAATCCTCGATGTGTCACGGCCGGTTGAAGCAGTTGCCCCGGGTTGTACCAGCCGGTGCTCGTTGACGTCAGGTACTTGATGGGATCGGTGAGACCTCGGACGAAGTCGAACAGGTAACCACCGTCGAGTGGCACGTTGTCATCGTCGATTGTGACGACGACGTCGGGACCGAGCGTCAGCGCGTGAAGCAACGCGAGGTTGCGCCGCTGGATCGACCGCGTACCGATGTGATGCGCGCTGGACCAGCGATGCGCCGTCTCGTCGGTGACGCCGATGTACGTGCCTCCGAGATCCGAAACGAACGCGCGAGTCTCGATCGGTGTCTGCACGTCGCCTGCGACGATGATGTCAAGTTCGTGATCACCGGTGATGCTGCGCGCGTGTCGAGTCAGAACGTCCGGCACGTTGATCGTGGTGGTGATCAGTGCAATCTTTGTCATAGACCGAGTCTTCCTTCAATAAGTTGAACATGCAACAACTTCTCACACGCCTGGTCGTAAAGTGCACGCTGCGCGCGAATCAACCACAACCACGCGTCGCGATTCTCGTTAAGATACTTGACGCGCTTCTCAAGTTCGTTGGGGTCAGTGACGCGCAACCACCGCGCTAGGTTAGCGAGTTTCTCGTCGGCAACGGCGCCGGACAACGCCTGGCGCAACGTGGGAATGATGTGCCCCTGGGTGTCGTAGTCCGGATGAAAGAAGCACACCGTGCCCACGGCGAACGCCTGCCAAGGCTTGGTGGTCGCCCAGCCCGATCCTGAACTCGGCGTTGTGAGTGTGCAACGTACCGAACGCAACTTGTCGTAGTACACCTCAGCCGGCGCGGGTTCGACCGCGTAGCCAACGTTTTCAGGAAGCTCAAGCTGCGCCTTCGACTTGTCTGACCACTTGCCGTGTACGAACGCCGGACGCAGTGGAACCACGTACTCCATCATGGCGGCGAGACGATTACGCTTGACGTACGCGCGTGCCTCGTTGATGAACAGTCCGAAGTGCTCGCGACGTTCCCAGTCGGTGCTGAACCGAGAGTCGATGTGCTCCGGCAGCACACCGCAGATCTCGAGTCCCGAGTACACGTACCGCTGGGTGGCGTTCCACACGTGGCCGGTCTCGTCGACCTGCGCGTCAAACCCGCACTCGGCCGGTGTTCGCGGATCACGGTAACGCTCAAACTTCTCATTCTTGGTGAACTCGTATTGCGCGAGAATTGGCAGACGCTGCGGCCACTTCAAGTCGCGCGGCTTCGGGTAGTTGCGCGGGTCTGGAACCAGCCAGATTTCCTCGTAGCGCAACGGATCCCGCTCGCGGAACGCGTTGATACCGCGAAGGATGTACGAGGCGTAGAGGGTGAACGACTTCTGCGGTTGAGTGTAGTCGTTGTCCTCATACGAGGTTCCGATCTTCGGCAGTGGTGAGTTGGACGTTCCGTGCTGACCGGCCCAGACGATCAGGCCATCAAGCTGTTCGAACAGTGGGCGCGTGTAATGGTCGTAGACCGCGATCACGTGTTGAAGATCGTCACCTGTGATGCGTTGTGGCTGATCACGTCCGGCCACGTCACGCTTCACAAGTGGCATCAACTCGGTCCACGGATTGGTGACGTTCGCCGGCAACCCCACCTCGTGAGGCTGCTCCAGCGAGTTTCGACCTACGATGATCCACTCGTGCTCGGGGTGACGCGTGGCGAGCGTCTTCAGCAGCAGCGGCGGCTCGTCATCACCGCCCACGACTCCCCACTTCGCCGGACTGAGTGGCATGGCTCGACTGAGCTTGCAGTAACCTATCTTCACGGTACTCCTAGCGATCAAATGATGGCGTGGGCCGCGTACCAAGACACCTGGCCACGGTACACGGCCCACGCGTGACGCGTTAGATCGGCAATTCAGGCGCCGCCGGCGGCGCCGGCGGCGCCGGCGGCTGTGTCTGCGTCGGGGCCGGAATGTACGGAATCTCAGAGGAAGGCTGGATCTGGTACCCGGTGGACGACTGCTCTTCCGGGGTCGTAGAGCCAGCTTGCGTAGGGACCGCGACGGGCTTGAACTCGTCGAGTTCCGACTGGGCCGCCGCGACCGGTGCCGGTGTCGGCGCCGACTGGACGGGCTGCGGCTGCGGCTGCGGCTGCGGTGGCATCGGCGTTGGCTGCACCGGAGGCGGCATCGGCGGCGTCGGCGTCAGACATGGCGTCATCGCCCCGGTCACCGCCGTCTGGTTGCCGTAACCGCCGGTTGGTGCCAGCTGCGGCGCACCGGTGTACGGCTTGATCTGCGTGACCTCGTTGCGATCCTCGCCGTTCCACTGCCGGATACCGAGTGTGACGCGAGCCCGACGGCCGTTCAGCGCACCGGCGACCGGTTCGAGCGAACCCGCCGCGCCGAGCGAACCGAAGAACGCCTCATCCAGACCGAAGCACTTCATGTGCCGGAAGAAGATGGACAGCGCCATCGCGTTCTCAACCGAGAACACGAAGTTGTTGATGATCGATCGGTTCTGGTACGGCCCGCTCAGCACCTTCAGGCGCACCTTGATCATTGGCTTGCCGTTGGACGATCGCGTGGCGTTGGCCTCGGTTACCTCCACGTCGTAGTCACCCGCCGGGAGTGCCTCAAAGGAGGCACTCTTTGCCTCCTGAATGGCACGGGAAAAGTCAATTGTGGTCAATGTTATCCTTCCAACATCTCGTTAACGCCGTGATTTTCGACGCTAGCGACCGGCGTGGTGACGCCGAAAACGATCTTCATCCAATCCTCAACGTCGCCACCGGTGGACCCGTTCGTCGGACGATCGATGGTGAGAACGTGCCCGAGACGACCCTGAACGCGCTCACCCGATTCCCACTGCTGATGCGGTCCGATCCACAGGCGGCGCACCTCCTGGGTCGGTTGACCGTTGGCGTCCGTGATCCAATCGGGATACAGGTAGCCGCAGATGTCAACCCAGTACGGCAGTGACGTCTGAATCTGTCCCTGCATGTACGGTACCCACTTGCCACTGGCGTTCGACTGGCGACTCTCGGCGATGAAGAGAACGCAGCGCACCGCGAGTTCCGGTCGCAACGCCAGGTCGCGAAAACCGCGAATGACGCCGTCCATGCGCGACAAAATCACACCCCAGTCGGCGATCTTCATGGCCTCGCTGCCGACCAGGTTCTGCCGACAGCGTCGCTGAATCTCCGTGATGGAGTCCACGACGATCGAGACGAACGGAGTCTGGTACTGCGTGATCCAACGGTACACCTGCTGCACCGTGTCCCACTCGCTGACCGTGACGATGCAGGCGTCCCACGAGCCGTCCCACGTCGGCGGCGGACCGGTGTTGGGGTCCCAGTACGTCTTGCGCAGTCCAATGAAGCGCCAGCTTCCCTCGGCATCAAGAACGAGAATTGGCTTCGGTGCCGTGGACGACAGCGTGGATTTCCCCACCTTAGACGCCGCGTGAATGAGGATCGAGAGACGCTGATGAGTGTCAAACGCGACGGTCACGCGTCACTCCTGCACTCGAAAGTCGTACCGTGACGTCCGACCGCGACTCGAATCGAAGACGATCTCAATGATGCTCCCGTCGTTCCGCTGAATGAACTCGATCATCTGCCGCTGCGTGCCGGTGGTCCACGCCAGGCCGTACGGCACCGTGTCCGGTGCCTGCAGTGCCTTCACCACGTTAATGAACATCGTCTCAACGCACGGCAGGTGCCCAAAGTTGCTGGCGTACGTGCTGGCCACAACCAGACCCTGGTGATCGAGTTCTCGAATGCAGGCGTTGCGTCCCGTGAAGTTGTAGAGCTGCTCGTGACAGCCGGGGCAGCGGCCGCGCATCATTGGGTCGCGTCCCGACGACTCCGGTTCGAACAGTTCCAGGACGTGTCCATCCGCGAGCGTGTAGGTATGAGTGATAGGTGTCATTCTATCTTTCCATCCGTCTTCTCGTAGCGATCACGTGGATCGTGTCGCCGGTACAGCATGTTGATCAGGTCCTCGGATCCCGGTGAACCGTCGTCGATCGTGTTGCAGATCGCGAAGAAGTCACAGTCCCACGAGCACTCGGATCGTGGACTTGGGTAGCACACGTCGAAGTGCGACTCACCTCGATTGAGAGCGTCGGTCGCGTTGATGACGTCGCGCGTCGCGGCCAGCATTCGAGTCTTGTAGTGCGATAGTTCAAGTTCGTTGTGATGCACCTCCACGCGGCCGTAGAACGGTGGGTTGGCCCTCGCGCTGCGCTTCACTCGACGCAGCATGTTGTAGAGAGCGCCGTCGCAGCGCTTCTCACCATCCTCGGTGTTCAGAAACTCGAGCAGGTCGTAGTGCAGCATCTGCTCGTTCTGCGGCAACGTCACGGTAGGTGATGAGAGATCTCCCACCGTCTTATGATCTAGGAAGAGACGTCGATCGTCGGTGACGCGTGTTACGCGGACGTCCAGCAGGCCGATGAGCTGGATCGGTCGGTCCTCGCCGTTGACGGCGACCTCGAGCTTAGCCGTGATCGGGGTCTCGGACGCGATCACGCGCAGCTCGGCGTCCGCTCCGGTATCCTCGAGCCACTGCACGTAACCTTCGATCATGGCACGCTCGAGGTTGTTGGTGTTCGCGAACTGCCGTGCCAGTTCACCAAGCTGCTCATCGCTCAGTTCGCGATCGTGCGCGAGCTGCGTCACGTGCGTCCAGTCCTCCACGATGACGCGTTCCAACGCGTCGCGTGGGTCGACGCGCGCCTCCCCCTCGGGGACGTACCAGCGCTGCAACGCGCGATGAATGCGCGTGCCGATCGCGCGGACGTTGACGAAGTCCTCCGTTCGGAGCGTCAACTCGCGGTACCAGCCGAGCCACCACTTGCGGCGACAGCGCTTCCACGACTGGAGTTCACCGTTTGAGACGCGGTACGTCGTTGGGTCATCAACGGCGTCGGGAATCAGTTCAACGGTAGGTACATCGATGACGAGCGGAGGTGGCGTCGGCGGCGACGTGATTGGTTGAACGTTCAACTGCACACTGGAAAAGATGTCGTTCTCGTCATCAACGTCGACCGTGACGGTCACGGGTGTCGGTATCTCAGGCTCCGGCGTACCGGTTACCTGCGCGTGGTAACGTGGATCAAACCGTCCACGCGTCAACTCGTTCAGGACGTTCGCGACGGCTTCGCGGTCGCCGGGCTTCCACGATTCCTTCAACTCGATGTTGCTGAGGCGTGCCGTGGAACGCCCCACGAAGCCAGCCATCTCGCTAAACGCCGCGCGACTCAACTTGTGACGCTGTCGCAACTCGAGAACGAGCGTTCCGGTGATACTCTCAGGTGTAAAAATGAACGTCACTTAGTACTCCTCGGTGGGGTGACCAACGAACGATCCGATGATGAGTTGCTCCTCCGCGTCGATCGCCGACGTGTCCGCGTGGACGTTCGCCTTGAGCAGTGTGGCACGATCACGCGTCAGCTCGTCAAGTCGCTGAAGCTTCTCATGAAGACGCTCGATCACCTTCTCTTCCACCGTGTCACGCGTCACGATGTCGATGATAAGAATGCGCTTGTGCTTCTCTGCGCCCGGACGATGTGGTCGATCTTCCTTCTGCTTCTCGGACACCAGCGACCACGACCGCTGAATGTTGATCAGCGTGTCCGAGGCCGACATGTCCAGACCCACGCCACCGGCCTGGTTAGTAAAGAGCAGCGCCCTGATGCGCCGAGCGTTGAGGTCATCAAGCGCGCGCTCACGATCGATCTCTCCCACCGCACCGGTTATGAGACCGTAGCGCACTCCCAGCTTACCGAGACGCGTCGCGGCGAGGTCGATCAACTGGCGATGCTCGGCGGCGATTAAGACGGGTGGGCCGTCGTACCCCACCGTTAACACGCCTAGCTCGGCGAGCGTCTCTTCGAGGACGTCCAACTTCGGCGACGGTTCGCGCAACGTCCAGCGCCACGTGGTGACGTCATCGGGATTAATCTTCTCGATGTTGACCGACGCGGCGGCAAGCTGCATGAGGCGCGTCTGCGCGCTGAGATTGGTCTTGGCGACCAGCAGCTCTCCGTCCTCGGTCATCGCGATCAGGCTCTTCTCTAGTTCGCGGTATGTCTTAAGCTGCGCGGTGGGCAGCTCAGCGTACCGAATCTCACGTACCTTCGGCGGCAACTGCGGTAGCACCACGGCCTTCAGGACGCGGCGGAAGCGCGGGTCGAGCAGCTTAAACAGCTCGTCGCGGGTGTCCGGACGGATGCCGACGATGTCCGTGCCGCCGAACGCGTTCCACGAAATCAAGCAAAAGCGATCCACGAATTTACCACGAACAGGAAAGTCATCCGGTGCGACGGTGTGCATGATCGACCACAGGTCACCTGGATGATTTGCGATCGGCGTGCCTGTTAGCGCCCAGCGGTACCGTACTCCCTTGCTGTGCGCCACGTGCCAGATGGCGCGTGTCTGCAACGCCTTAGGATCCTTAATGCGGTGTGCCTCATCGAGAATGAACGTTTGGAACGTGAAGTCGTTTAGTGCCTTGTGATGCACGTCGCACCGCGCCGGAGTGAGATTCTCGTCACCGTGACGAGGATCACACTCGCGACAGCGCTTAAGACGTATCGAGCCGTACGGCGCGAGTCGACTGAACAGCCGAACGGCCTCGATGTTCATGATGACGAGCGCGGTAGGATCGCCTAACGCAGACTTGAGCACCTTGCGGCGTTGAACCGCGGTGCCTTCGATCACGTACGGCGTCGCCTCGGGCAACCAGCGCGCGGCCTCGCGACGCCAATGTCGCTTTACCGAGTTTGGGCAAATCACGACGGCCGGTAAGCCCTCACCTGAGATCTTTTGCGCAACGCGAATTACGCTCAACAATTGAGGAGTCTTGCCTCAACCGGAGCCCATCTCATCTCCAAGTAGACCACTCTTTACGGCTAGCATGAAGAGTACTCCGGCCTCCTGAAACGGATACAGGCTCATTGGGCATCACCTCCAATCAGGTGCAGACGAACACAATCACACCGACAAGGTTCATTCTTAGTGATGCAACGGTAATGATGATACATATGTGCACCGTTGCTCGGGAACACAATGAGATTACTGATGTCGTTGTTCTTCTTATCTAGGTCTTCGTGGTGAACAACTTCACCTGATCGAAGTGGTCGACCGAGAACACGTTCGGCCACTACGCGATGTTGATGAACCTGATTTTCCTTAACATACGTGTAAGATTGATCACTCTTTGTCGTGCCACGCTTCCGTTTGTTGGCCTCCGCACCTCGTTGTGCACCCTTGAGCGTGTGCTCAACGTCTTCTTGGTTGTAACGGCGCATCCAACAGGTACGGTTACAGTGACGCTTAGCGTGATAGATACGACCGTTCTTACCGGGTCGAAGTTCGAACTCACTTCCACAACCTTCGCAGATGCGTGTCACGTGCGCCACGACTTCAACACTTCCAGTTCAGGAGAGTCACCATCATCAAGTGGTTCCAACGCGGTACGCAGCTCGACCGCTCGATCGACCCACTCGCGACGCAGTGCCCACGTCCACTCGATCAGGCGCTCGCTCAGCGTCAACTGCTCCTTGAACACGCCACGCAGTATGACGAGCGACGCCCACGACTTCGGCACCACCCAGTAGCGCCCGAGCGCGTCGTAGCGCGCGCCGGGAACCAGCGTAATGATGGCCTTCTCGTTCCACACCGTGTGAACGAGGATCCGATCCGAGGTGGGATCGTAGTCGGCGTGAGCCACGTGGAACTCCGAACGAACGCGTGAGTCGTGCAGTTGGCGCAACGAGGTAACACTACGAGGCAGCGCCGTTACGGCTGTGCGTTGAGACGCTTCTCTAGCACCGTGGCGTAACGCGTCATCAGCAAGAGTACGGCGTGTCGTGCCGCGTCGTTCACGTCGTTCGCGTCGGGTCGCTCGACCTCGCCGCGCATCACGTAGAAGCCTAAGCGCCGCAGCAACTCGTTCGGCGCGATGCGCTTCGCGTCCGCGGGACTCTGCATTGTCACCGGGTACCCGAGGTTAGTAGCGAGTACTGTCATAGCGCCAATGACCTGTTGTGGCACTGGCTGGTGCGTTCGTCCTGGCTGACTAGAGCTGACGTAACGCTCACACGCGACGTGCACGCGCTCTTTGTCTTCGTATAGCGTCCTGAACAGCGCGGTTAACGAGTCGAGCGCGGGCACCGGTTCACCCTGAAACACGGCGAACCTGAACCCGTTACGCGCAACGAAGATGCCGGTGCTCGGACCGGGGTCGACTCCGATCACGTAGAGGTCGGTCACAGCGCAACCGTGGCGGTCATGACCGGGAGCGACGCAAAACCGTGTTGGTAGTAGATCTCGAGACCGCTGAGCGCCGCCACCTCGAACTTCGCACGTGCGCCGACGCTGCGCTCCCAGTTACGCAGGAGGTAGATGCCGTCGCACGTTAGCAGCTCACGCAGGTCACCACGAATGAAGCACGCCGTGCTGTCGTGCTGCGGGTAATCACTGGCGAACGGCTTGGCGTACCCACGGGGACACGCATCCTCGTGCTCATGTGGAGGGCAGTCGTGCGGAACGATCGCCTCGTGGCCGGCGCTTTCCACGTAGCGTGCGGCCGCACGAAACGCGCTGAGGTTGCCGTTCTGGTAGCCGTTGATCGGGCCACTGACGTAGATCTTCACGCTGACTCCTTCAGTTCAACCCACTCTTTAACGCTACCCCACCGCTGGCCGATCTCAACCGACGTCGTCACGGGTACGCGCAGCAGTTCATCATCATTCATGATGTCGTTGAGCGCCGCCACGACGTCGCTGAGTTCCTCATTGGGAACGTCGAGGTCCAGCTCGTCGTGTACCGGCAGCGTCATGTACGGATCGAGACCGGCCTGGTCGCACTCGACGAGCTTCATCTTAAGAATCTCACCGGCCGTTCCCTGGATCAGGTAGTTCACCAGCGTGTACAGCCGTCCGGCGTCAGCGACGTGGCGACGACCGGTCAACGGCGACCGAACGTACGCCTCACCCTCGGCGTCGAGTCGAGAGAGACCGAGCTTCTCGACGTGCCTGATCCAGGTCGGAACACCCGGGTACAGCGCGTCGAAGCGTCGCATGAAGTCGGCGGCCTCCTGAATCGGAGCGCCGGCGGTCTTGGCGAATTTGTCGATCCCGGCCCCGTAGATTTTCGCGTACCCTGAGTTACCTGTGATTAATGGCGTACGTCCCTGTCGCATGGTCCATGTACCGAGTTCGGTGGTAACGCACCACACGGGTTGCCGCGCGGTAGGTGTTGCTGTGGTTCGCTGGCCGGTCATTGTCGGTAGCTGGTAGTTAATGACGTCAACTGCGTTGCGCTGCCAACCTCGACCGTTCGGCTGTCGAACATAGACACGCGAGAAATGTCCAGTTAGATAGCCAAGTGCAATGATGAGTTCAGAAACAGAAGATTGATGCGCTTGTGTAATGGAAACGTACCTGTACTTAGCGTGTCCGCCGTCACCGGCGTTTAGCGTTTCAATCATGGCGCGTCGCGCACTCGGTGCTAGCGCAAGCGCTACCTGCCACGGGTCAAATGTGCGCTTGTCATGAATGCCAATGCGTTCAAGAACGGATCGTGCCCACGTTGGGTCAATCAGCCACGAAACGCCGATCTTATCATTGCGATGCGACTCGTAACGTCGATGAGGTATGTCAGCTAGCAGAGTATCGATCTCGGTAACACGGTGCTTCTTCACTTGCCCGATGTTCATAGAGCAAGCGACCTTCGCACCGCCTGCCTGCGACGTCTTACCGGTAAATTTTCCGCGCGTAATCGAACCATCGCTGAGTACCCATCCAAGAACGGCGGCTTCCTGATCGGTCACGTTGGCGGTGCCCTCGACGCACTCAGCCGCGAGGATCGCTCGGTAACCGGATCCCGAAAGTTCAGCGGTTGTTAAGAACTTAAGGTTATGAGTCTTCTCGTGCTCGGTGATCCAACGATGACCGTGTGTCGTCTCAAACGATCGATCACGATTGCCGAATCGCACGACGTCGGCGTCATCGTAGTGGTGAACAGCCGTTACTCGGGTCCAACGTGTTCGACGAGTGGCGAGATCGTATCCGAGTGTTTGATCACCGACCGCGATCTCGTCGTGCTTCAGCCAACCTCGCTGCGTAAGAATTTCGGTGTCGAGTGGAACACAGTTCTTAACGAACTGCCGGCGCGGGTCGGACTTCTGGAAGTTGGGATCGTTGAACAGGTCACGTGCCATGTTCACGAAGAAGTCACCCTCGCTCATGAACGCCTTGATCATACCCTGTTCACTCGTGAGGTGCGCTAATAATCTCATTTCGATCTGATCGAAATCCGCCTTCACCCACGTGTGGCCTTCGTTCGCGATGAAGCAGTTCCGAACCTTCTTACCCTCCTTGGTGCGCACCGGCACGTTCTGCAGGTTCGGGTTGTTCATCGACATGCGACCGGTGCGGACGCCGCTGGAGCCACCGGACTCGAAGGCGTTCTTGTTGGTGCCGCCCACGGTGTTGATCGACGGATGAATGCGCTCGTCGATCTCGGTCAACTCCAGGAAGTGATCGAGGTACGTCGACACGAGCTTGACGGCCTGGCGACGACCGAGCGTCGCCTGCGCCAGTGGATGCGCGAGCTCGGCGAGTACCTCCTTGTCGAGTGACCAGCCGGTCTTCGTGCGCTTGTAGAGGTCGACGCCGTCGTCGATCAGCGCCTGCGCGACGGCTCGGTTTGAACCGGGGTAGACGTTGTAGTGCTCCTGGCACCAGGTCTCGACGTCGGTCGAGTACTGAATGAGACTATCCCTGAACCTCGTCGTGTACGCGCGATCAACCCGGACGCCGTTGCGCTGCATCTTCGCCGCGACCCACGCGGTGGCCATCTCGAGGTCGTACGATCGGGGAGCCTCGGCCTGCACGCGTGGCCACAGATGATTCTTAACGCGGCTCGTGAGAATGGTGTCGATTCCCGCGTAGAACCAGTAGGGCTCGAAGTCGTACGGAATGGTGGCCCACGTCCAGCCGCCACGCTTCGAGAGCACGTCGTGAAGCTGCTCCTGGCCCAGAACGGCGTGAGGCCCAACGATCTTCTTGGCCGCGCTCTTCAACGCCAGTGAACCGGTCGACTCCAGAACGTGCAGCATGAACCGCGTGTCGCGCACACGATGAATGGGAATGTTGACGTCGTGATTGGCGCACATGCCCACGTCGTACGGGGCGTTGTGCATGTCGTACCAGCCCTCGTACCGCCGCACGACGTCGTGTACGAGACCGGACCAGCGCTCGAACGGTATCACCCAGGCGCGCGTCTCGTCGCCGAACTGGACCAGGCGCACGCGATCTCGCTGGAGATCGAGGCCGGTGGTCTCGGTGTCGAACGCGACCTCGGACTTGGTGGACAGCCAGCGGGTGAACTCCCAGGCCTCGTCGATCGAGTCGATGAGTGTGACCTGGACGTCGTCCAGGCTCATCTGGTGCACTTCGCGGAAGGGAAAGGTGATCGCTGCATTGATGCAACGTAGCGAACGACCGTCCCTTGATAGAGACCTAGGCGGCCAACTTACCCGCGCCTACGTTCGCGCTACGTCACAGGTTGCTGACGATCTCGTCAGCTTCAAGATCAATGAATGACACCGGCACGTGCGCCTGGCGCAGCAGTGTGACGCCGTCAGCGAGACGGTACTCTCGCGCCGCGATGACCTCAAAGATGCCGGCGTTGATGATCAGTTGCGCGCACGCAAGGCACGGCGCGGTCGTCACGTACATCACGGCCTGATCGAGGGCGACACCGGATCGCGCGGCGAACGCCACGGCGTTGGCCTCAGCGTGCACCGAGAGTGGACAGCCGGTGCGCCGATTCGAGTCGTCGGTCTCGGATCGGTCACCCTCGTCGTGAACGCAGTGCGTCATGCCACGCGGCACGCCGTTGTAGCCAGACGAGAGAATGCGGCCCTCGCGCGCGATGATGGCACCGTTGTGCTGACGCGAGCACGTACTGCGCTCGGCCATCTCAAACGCGATGCGCGTGAGCGTCGTGTGAATGGACGGTCGCGTCATCACAATCCCGTTGTTTGTCCGATCTTACCGAGCTGCGTGACGTACCACCGATTGCTCGCGCGCTCGGCGTCGTTTGCGGACGTGGTCGGTTCCGGCTCGGCGTCGTCCAGGAGGTAGCTCGCGACCTCAAACCCCGACTCGTCACCGGGTGAGACGACGCCGAGTGGTAGGTCGTTGTCGGGTTCACGCGCGTCGGCATCGTGCTGTGTGATGACGCGTCGTGCCAGTTCCACGTTGCTCTCGTAGAGGTGCAAGCTCGTCACGTTGTGCACGTAGCGGCCAGCGGGAAGTCTCAGTTCACGCGCCATCGTGTGCTGGAGCTGCGAGAACGTGAACACGTCGTACGGCACACCGAGCCACACGTCCTGACTACGCATGTACGCGTACAGCTCGAGCGTTCGCTCGTCGTTCTCGTTCGCACGAATCATAAACTGCAGGAACACCGTGCAGGGCTTGTCGCCTCGATGCTCGAGATCTTCCGGACGCCAGACGGACGCGACGGCTTGACGGGTCTCAGGATCATCCCTCAGCAGTTCCAAACAGTCGCCAATCGCGTACGCCAGTCGCGGACCGTACGCGCCGTAGTCGAGGTCTGAGGGATCAACTAGTACGTTCGTAAACGTTGGCGCCGCGCGTCGAATCAGATCCGAACGCGACTCGCCGGCGATGACTTGAAGCGCCTCCACGGCGGCGAGCTTGAGGTTGACTCCACGGCCCACGCCGATCGGCAGCATCGGCGCCAGTGGATCCACGAACTCGAGCTGCGCTCCGGTTACCTCGCGCGCGTCGAGACCACGTGATCGCATAGGTTGTCCCACCGCCAGCACCAGATCGAGCAGCGTCACGTAGCTTCGCCGCATGTCGGCGCAGCGCAGATGAAGTGGCATTAAGACAACTCCCAGGGACGAACGCCCAGAATCGCGTCGCGGTACGGCTCGATCGAGTGGTGCTTGAAGCGCCGCACCCACTGTGGGTGCGGAACGACGCGATCAGCCCACTGCACCGCGGCGCGCGCGTTGCGACCGAGCGCCACCGTCGTGGGTCGTCCGAGACTGTTCCACAACGCGTCAACGTCATCGACGTCGCACGCGTTGGCGACGCCGATGTTCACGCGTGCCGCGTCACCGAGCGTGGAAAAGAGGTAGTAACCCGACGTGGCGTGATACGGCATGAACGCCGGTCGCGGATCATCGGGATCGGCACCCGTGGCGCGGACGTCACCTAGCAGAAGAAGTTGTGGCCACGTCGGACCCACGTACGTCACAAACTTGGTGAACTTCTGCGTGTGACGCGCGGCGTTCTCGGCCTCGTTGATCACCGCAGTAACGGTATCGCGCGTGGTGAGATGCTCAACGTCGAGGTCGATCCGGTGAAGTGACGTGCGCGCTGCGGCGTCGAGGTAGCCGCTGTGAATCGCATCCACGTGCTCAGCCGTGACGAGTTCATCACCGCGCTCGCGTACGCACGCGCGAATCTGATCGGGGTTTCCGGTGATCGTCACCATAAGCGCACCGCGCGCGACCAGCAGCAGCTCGATGTGGCGCAGCACCGCCTCGGTCATGACCGACTCGCGTCCCAGAACGGCGGGGTACACGACCTCGCCGAGGTGCCATCGGTCGCACACGATGTGATGATCGTTGATCGAGGATCGGTAGTCCAGCAGCGGAACCTCGTACTCATCGAGCGGGTGCGCCGCCGGCGGTCCTCGGTGAAGCAGTTCGATCTTGGCGTTCATGTAGTGCTGACTGAGGTAGCGCACCAGCGCCTGCGCGAGCGTCGACTTCCCCACGCAGTCTGGCCCCTCGATGATGATCAGCACGACGCGACGCTACCTCTCGACGTTGACGTGACGGCGTTTCGAGACACCGCAAGGTTTGGCGCACGGTCGGGGACCACGCCGTATCTCGAACTCTTGGTCATCTCTCCCCCTCGCGAAACCGTCACCTTATCGCTCGTTCTTCGTGTCGTCCACGATCGCGGTTGGGTCGTGGTTTACGCCGAAGATGATGTCATTCATCTCAAGAATGCGATCACCGAGTTCGTGAAGCTGCGTGCCGAGCACGTACACAGCTCGCGACGTGTCCCTGACCTGGCCGCCAGGAACCATGGTGTCAGCCACCGCATCGAGTGCGCGTGCCGCGTCGCGCCACGTGCGTTGAATGACGGCGATTCGTTCGTCACGATGACGTCGCGCGGCATTCTCGTTCACACGTCACCGGCCACGAAGTCGCTGAGCATGTTCGGCGTCGCCGAGTCGAAGCCGACCACGTCGAGCGTGCGCGCGTCGGTGACGTCGCCGATCCTCGACCGCGTCGCGGTCATACCCACGACGCCGAGCGCTGCTGGAATACCCATCGACTGACGGTAGCGCGTCAGCGCCTCGTGCGGGTGAATCGTACCGGCCCACGTCTCGTTGTCGGTGTAGATGAAGAACGCGTCAAACTCGGCGCGACTCTGGAGCGCGCTCGTCATCGGCAGCGCGCAGTCCGTGCCGCCCCAGGACACGCCGCGCATGACGCGCAGCACGTCGTCGAGCCGCTGTCGTGGCGAGATGTTCAACGTGATGATGCCGCGACGTCGAGGATCGCCACCGAAACCGAGACCCGATCCGGACGCCGAGGCGAACGCCACAACCTCGTACTCCGTCTCGACGTTGGCCGTCACGAGCGCCAGCGCGGCCGACGCCTCCATGCAGGTGATCGGCAGACTCGACACCTTCGTGTTCATCGACGGTGAGACGTCCAGCGCGAGACGCAGCCGCTGGCCGGTCGATCGCACGGCGCCGAACGCCGCGTAGAACGCGGTATCGAGCGCGTCCACGATCCGGCGCGACGGGATCCAGCGCGTCTCGCCACGCTCGCTGTGGCCCTGCGCGTACGTGCGCTGTGCCACGAGGACGTTGATCGGGTGTACGCGTCCGTTACGCAGCCGCTCGGCGTCAGTGAGCTGGTGCACGACCTCGTTGGTCCAACCGCCGGTCGCCGGCAGTAGTCCCAAGTTGGTGAGACGCGGAAGCTGCCGCAGCAGCGCGGTCTGCGGCAGACCACCCTCGAGGAACGCCTCCCACACCGCGACCTGGTTCAGCGCCTGCGTCGGCAGTGCCTCCCACGGCAGGCCGTACGTCTTGACACAGTCGACCCAGTGACGCGCACCGCCGGCGCCCTGCGCGCGCACGAAGCCCTCGACGACGCGCAGCTCATCGTAACCGCTCGTCATTGCCAGCTCGTCCTGAGCAGTCACCTTGGCGTGATGACAGATCCAGTCAAAGAGCGCTCGTCGAACCAGGTCGTCCGCGGCGGCCTTGGGCTTCGCCAGGCGCAGCAGGTCACGGTGCGTCCAACCCTCGCGCTGCCGGTACTTCACGACCTGGTAAGCGAGACGACCGACCGGCTGCTTGAGGTACCAGTTCTCGATCGCTCGGTCGAGCACCCGACCGCGTCCACGGAACTGCTTCACGTAGGCATTGAACTGCATGAGATGCGTGCCGGTGCGCGCCACCTGCGGCAGCGCCTCGGCCGCCGCGCGTCGCGTATCCACGTCGCCGTGAGCGATGGCGATGGCCAGCGCGAACAGGGCCGGCTGGTTGCGCGGCGCGCGCCCACCCTGCGAGATCGCGACGATCTCGGTCACGAGTGCGTGGCCGTCGGTTCGCGCCAGCTCCAGCACGACCTGGGCGTTGTCCTTGGCCAGGTCGGGAGCGGTCGCGTAGTACGTGCCACCGTCGACACCGAGCGTCAGGAAGCGCCGCAGCCGCTGAAGTGGAGTCACCTCGAACGTGAAACCACCCGCCGCGTTGCGCGTTTGCCGTGGATCGGCCGCCTCGGACTGCGGCGTCACGCGCGTCTGCACGGCGCGCAGTGGATCCGTGAATCCCTTCATTCCTACATCTCCTTCGTTCCGAAACGTGGGCCGCGAACGTGGTATGTGCCGATCGGGTATGTGTTTTCACCAATTGAAAGATAACCGACCAACGAGCAGTTCGCGACCCACGTCGTGAGCCTTACGATGAGCGTGTGTCCGTCGTCGAATCAAGCGGCGCGCTAACCAACTGCGCCATCACCCGAAGCGAATTGCACCCCGCCGGGCGAGTAGGACTCGAACCTACGACCTCCGCCAACCAAAGATAATCGATCGACTTCAGCTCATCTTTAGCTGTGAACACTGGGTGCGTGAACGTGTGAACGCAACTCGGAGTGCCACCCCGCGTGTGGCGTCCGTCGCCGGTTGAGGCGCTGGACAGGAATCGAACCTGCGATAACCGAGTCATCTTCAGTTCACGACACCTCGTGCTTCCCCTGCCTAGGGAATCTTACCGAGTGATCCGCTGAGCGTGCAAGTGCTTTCGGCGTTTAGGCGCTCTCGGCCGCTGAGCTACGAGCCTCGGAAGGCTCGGTGGGATTTGAACCCACGTCTCTCCATTTGCAGTGGATAACCGATCGCGGTCAGCTCCACGGATCACTCTTAAGTTGTTACGCGTAAGACGCTGAGCGTGTGAGTGCTTTCGGGTTTTAGCGCTCTGCCAGTTGAGCTACGGGCCCAGGTGGTGGACCCGACAGGACTCGAACCTGCAACCTCTCCATTAGAAGTGGATAACCGATCGCGTTCAGCTCAGCTTCTCACTCTTCAGTTGTGGCGACGAACGTGGTACGTGCGACGTCCGTCGGACTTCAGGTGCTCCCCTCCGGGAAGTTCCTAAAGATAAACGTCGTACATCAGTTCGCCGTTGTCGTTGTCGTCGCCAACGCTACGACGTCACCGCGCTGCGGCGACGTCCGATGACGTCGATCTGACGCATCCTCCCAGGGATTCGAACCCCGAACCTTCACGTTCGTAGCGTGACGCTCTGTCCTGGTTGAGCTAGGAGGATCAGCGGGAACCGGCGCTTAACCTGCGCCGGCTCCCCTAATAGGAGTGTTTGCATCTTGCGAGGATGCACATGTTTCCTCATCGTGATCCAGGTCGCGTGCACCTTTAAGGATACCACCGAGCTTGAGGTAAGCGTTGTGCCTTGCCTTTAGGCCACACCGGCGTGGTAGCGGAGACCGGATTCGAACCGGTGACCTTCGGATTATGAGCCCGACGCGCTGCCGAACTGCGCTACTCCGCGTTGGTGGGAGCCGAGCACCCGGATGGTATGCTCGGTTCCCGAGGTTCCTAACTCGTGATAACCCACGCCAGTAGGCAACCAGAGTCGAGGGTGAAGGAACCCGTGCCGGTGGCTGGACTTGAACCAGCATCTCAACGTTCTAGGTGGTGTATCCCGTAGATCACACGACCGCACGGTCTGGTTGAGCCTGTAGCGGATCAACGTAACCGTGATTCCGTCTGGTCTTGCCTCTGCCGATTGGGCTACCTCGACGTCGCGAGGAGGAAGGACCAACTTCCTCCCCGCTGGCCACAGCAACCAACGTCACGGTGTGACGTCGTGCCGAGGGTAGGACTCGAACCTACACCGGAGATCAGACGTATGAACTTGTCAAGGATCAACTTCAGCTTGCGCTACGTTACGTAGTCTAGTCGATCACGTCGCTGGTGAGTGACGCTAGGCGGCGCGCTAAGATCGTCCGAGAACGTAGTCCAGCAGGATCGACGCGGGCTTGGCCGGCACGACGTCGAGTAGGTTCGCCCGCTCGCGCGCCGTCTTCACGGCGTCGCGCAATTCCACGACGCGCAGCAGAACGGCGCGCTTCTCGTCCGCCGGCAGCGCACCAGACAACTTCGTCGTGGTCCAGTAGCCACGCACCTCGCTGTCCTCGTAGCGTTCGACCTGCGCGGGGTGCTTGTCGGTCGCGGGGTACAGCACCAGCGCCTTCGGGACGCGCTTCTCGCGCGCGGTCTCGACCGGCGTCGACACGTACGTACCTCGGTTGCCGTCCCACGCCCACGTCTCGGCCGGGTCGAGCGACGGCATCTTGGTGACGAACGTGTACAGGTCCTCGAGAGCCTTCTCAAGGAACAGCAGGTAGGTCGACGGTACCTCCGATAGCAGCGTGACACCGTTCACGACGACGTCAGCCCGCGCCTCGGTGTTGGCGTACGTGACGGTCGCCTCGGTGTTCCAGCGCTCGAGCAGCAGTCGGTTCAGCTCGTCAAGAACGTCGGTCGCGCTCGTTCGCACCGAACGCGACTCGTCGGGAAACCTCTCGTCGTCGTCGCCGATCGGTCGGTACGTGCGCGTGATGCCCACGTACAGGTCGATCTTCTGACTCTCACGGTGCAGCGCGGTCAGTGCGCCGTGCACCCGGGTCTTCGCGGCGCGCGCCAGCGCGACCGCCTCGCTCAATTTCGTCACTTTAAGCGTTCCCTTCGCAAGATCTCGTTGGTCCAGCAGAGTCGAAAGATGCCCACCAGAAGTAGTGCGCAGATGGAGAGGTCAAACACGATCTTCCACACCGTCGTTCACCTCCGTGAAGTTGTGACGAGTGGTCCCAGCGTAGCGCCAGCCGACGTCACAGCAGTCGAAGACGCTCCACTTCACCCTCGACCGTGTCACGGACGTACAGCGCGCCACCGCTGGCCTGCGTCTGGATGAAGAAGTTGTACAGCAGCAGCGCGCGGTTGATCGCGTCGGTCTTCGATTCTGAGGTGACGTTTATGATGTCGCGAATCGCGTCCTGCGCGCGCACCGTGAGGTTGAGTGTGACGCGCTTCAGACCGTCCGTGACGTCGTCACTTTCCTCGTTACCTACCGACACGTCTCGTCCTTTGCCACCACCGAGAGCGAGCCGTACGGCTGGTCACCCTTAAAGATGACGTACACTCGGTTCCCGTGATCGCACTTGGTGCCGACGTTTGAGAAGCCGTCGGACATCTCGATCACGTCCATCGGCGCCGAGTTAGTGCCGCCGCGCTGCGCGTCCCGAAACGGCTCACTAACCTTACCCACGCCGCAGCTCGCCAGCAGCAGTGTTAGGTCCAGCGCCAGAAGGCTCACGAGTCCCGCACGTACCGCGCCACGCTTGAATGTGTTCACGTTCGTTCCCTTCATCTTTTCCTGTCTTACGCTCTATCGATCACTCTCATCACGCACGAAGCGCACCTTGCCGTTCGGCAGCAGCACCATGGTGACGAGTGGTTGCGACGCACGGATCTCGGCCTTGACGCGCTCGTTGGTGATCTTTCGTCGTGCGGCGCCACGTCGCGTGCCGTCGTTGTGCTTCGACTTGTACTTGCCGTTCTGCTTACCTCGCAGGTACTTGGCCTTCACCCAGGTGTGCACGTTACCTTCTGTCTTTCCAGGGGTCATAGCACGCGGCCCAACCCTCAAAGTCCCTGGCGTCTTCACGAGCGACGTAAAATTTCTCGATCTCGTCGAAGACCACGACGTGCAGGCGCCCACGCGCGTCACAGTACACGATGAACGGCTCACGGTCGTCGCGCGGCAGTTGACGCTGCTCACGGATCAGCCGCTGCAGGCGAAAACACACCCGGAGCAGTCGCCACGCCGCGCGGGCATCACTCAGCAGTGTCACGCGTCGTCCGCTTCGAGTCGAGTTCGGCGCGACGACGCAGGATCTCGCGTCGCCACGCGTCGGTCAGTTCTTGATACGTCCACATGATGCGTTGGAACTGATCCCACGAGTAGAGCTTGTTGAGACTGAAACCTAGGTGATCCGAGCGTAGACCCCGAGGCAGCAGTCGCAGCCAGCCTCGCTTGACGACACTCTCGCAGTGACGGTGGTAGTGACCGTAGAGCTGACCGATCACGCAGCGCCTCGGCAGCTGGATGTCCAGATGATCGAGGTCGATCTGCTCGATCCAGTCGTCGGGGCCCACCCGGTCGAGGTGCCGCGCGCCGCGACGCGCGCGGCGTTCCAGGGTTGACGTTCGAACGAGCGTTGACATCGTTACTCCTTCACGTCGTAGACGTTGCCGAGGTGGGCGGCGGTCGGCACGAAGACCGCTGACTTGGTTATCCGGGTGTCCGGACCGCCCACGTTCACTATCGGCGACCGACGGTCAGACCGGCGCCACCCGAACCGTCGATGATCACGGTGCAGTTCGGGTTGGCGCGGCAGGCCTCGGCGGCCTTGAGCTGCGCGTCGATGCGCTGAAGCTCGACGTACGCCGCGCTGTTGCCGACCTTCTCGAGCTTCGCGGCCACGTCCGCCTTCGACTGCGCGTCGATCAGCGCGGCCTTGGCGTTCTGCTCGGCCGTGTACACGTTGGCGCGCGCCTTGGCCACGTCACCGTTGGCGAACGCGACGTCGGTGATCGTGATGCGCACCGGTGGGCACTTGCCGCGCTTCTTCTCCTCCCTGAACTTCGGTAGTCCGTTGTCATCGACACCGTCGGCCACGTACTCGATCCAGTCCACGTCCTGACCACGCACGAAGCCCGGACCGCAGAAGTAGTCACCGCCGACCTTGTCGCGCAGCTGCCGATTGAACTCGGCGCCGAGCTGCCGCGACAGGATCGTCCACACGTCGTTCACGTTGGCGTCGAGGTCGTCCGCGGAGTACAGCCGCGTCTGCTGACGGATCGCCGCCTCCTCGGCCGGCGCGAGCGTGTTCTTCAGCATGTTCACGAACCTATCCAGCTTGAAGCCGTCCTCGCCGTCCTCCGAGATGCCGTAGCGGCGACCGGTCTTCTGCCAGAACTGCACGATGGGCGACGACTCGCCGCCGGCGCAGTCGGTGTTCAGGTAGAAGTCGGCCGTCGGCCAGATGCTCACCTCGGGACCGGCCTGCGTGACACCGGTGGGCTTGCCGTCCGGTCCGAGCTGCTGACCGGGCTTGCTTCCTGAGTTGATCGGCACGTTGGTGTCGCCGCCGTCGGGTCGGATGTTCCAGGTCCGCAGCGACGTCGGCAGCGCGAAGATCTCATCGTCCACGGGGTACTTACCGGACGTGCCCGGCTCGATGCACTCCACGAACTTCTTGTCCTCGCCGGCGCCCGACGCGTAGTACAAGATGATGCTGTCAGACTGCGCTCGCGTGGCGCACGCGGTCATCCCCGCGACCAGCGCGGCCACGGCGAGGATCACCGCGAGCGCGCGCCGGGCGCGTCGAGAGCCGAGAGGACGCGCCTGGCGCTTCTCCTTGTTCACGTGTTCTTCTCCATCTTCCGTAGCTCCAATGTGTACTCATCGTGAAGACGTCTGACCTCACCGGCCAGCACCGAGTCGATATCGTGCCAGTTGTCGGCGGCCGCCTTCATCTTGAAGATCGCGTCCTTGGCCGCGCTCAGCTCTTCCCTCGTTCGCTTCAAGTCGCGACGTCGCACGACGGGTCCCATCGAGCTGCGGTGCGCGATCAGCAGCGCGACGATGACGACAAGCGCCGCGGCCAGAATGATCGCGACGACGACGAGCGTCTTACCCACGTTAACCTCCTTCGTTCACGTTACTCCGACGATTCTCGATCGATCACGTACGTAGCGTAGTCGATCACGTTCACGTGACGACGCGACGTGACGAGGTCAGCCGAACCAGCCAACCTTCTTCAGGTCCGACTTCTTGACCTCCTCGGTGTAGCCGTTGGTGAACGCAACGGTGACGTACGACGTGAAGATGCCGTCGCGCGTCGACACGACGCGTCCCTCGGTGCCACTCGGCACCTTGGCGGTAAACACGCCGTTGACGTCACAAGTGATCTTTACGCGGTCGCCCGCCTGGTACCGTGGCACCTGCTCTTCACTCCATCCTCGTTGATCGGCGCGTTGCGACTCCGTGTCGTCTCGCTCTCGCGACACGGCGCCTCGATCGTCAAACGCAAACCACGTGCCGCGCTCGCGGTCGCCGTAGTCGTTCCACTCATCCGGAAAACCGGCTCCGCCGCCCGCCTCGGGACGTGTCATTTCGTATCCTACCAATCGTGAGTGCACAGTGGACAGCGGTGAAACGTCCTCGACGCGCCTCCTACCGGTTCGCGTACCACGCGCCGATGTGCTCGAACGCGCCCTGCGCCTCGAGCTGCTCGCGCACCTCGTTGCACATCGCGTACACGGACGTGCTGTTCGGCGGCGCCGCGTCGCGTCGATCGCTCAGCGCCACCAGTAGCTCAATGACGTGGTGAATCGGCAGGTCCAGACGGTACAACTCACGCGTCACCGGCCACTCTCGCAGTCCATCTTATGCCTCGGCTTGCGCGCGGCGCAGCACGACTGGAGACGAGGATTCAACGTCACCATCAGTGCGTCCCACCACGGATCGACGTAGTACTCCCACCGTGAGATGTGATACGGCGGTCTACGAAGCCACGACATCTGACTCTCCTCTCCCTCGATCACGCGTCTGACCCTTGTAGGCGCGCTGCGCCTCAGAGCACGCGACGCAGCGACAACCGTACGACACGTAGATCGTCTTCGTGCCGTGCTTGGGTGCGCTGATGGACACCCAGCGACCGTCGACCTGGACGCGCTGCGCGTAGCGGCGACGGCGAAGACGCATCCCGTACGTCATTGATCTCTGATGGCACAGCTCGCAGCCACCGGCGTAGTCGGTCCTATGACCGTGTCGACCCACCTAGTCCTCCACGTTACCTCGTGTCGCCGCGCGCCGTCGCGCGCGTCGCTCTCGCATGGCAAGTTTCCACACGTCGGTGCACTCACGGCATCGACACCCGTAGTTGTTGTACGAGTTGGGCGTTCCGTGCCCGGGACTCGTGGGTGAGATCAGTCGTCCGTTAACGGGCACACGCTCGGCGTAGCGCCGCGCACGCAGCCGCTGGGTAATGACCCGCGTGGTTTGCGTGCAGAATCGGCACCCACGTAGGTAGTTAACCCGGTGCCCGTGTCGTCCCACGTGTTTCTCCTACCGTCGTCCACAGCCGGCGTGCCCGCAGCCACCGCAGAAGCCACCGGTGGCGCACGCACAGCCACACGACCGCACCGTCTCACGCATCGCCACAGCAGCCAGCGCGGCCAGCGCCGTTACCGCGCGCAGCACTCGTCTCTCGCGTCGCACGTCACGCGCGTGTCGGTAGCCGATCAGTAGCAGGCAGTAGGCTTCGAAGCCGGTGAAGCCAAGAGCCATGAAAAAGATCGTCTTAAGTAGATCGTCGTCGCTCAACTGCCACAGCACGTAGGCGACCGCGCACACGATCGCGCCACTGACTCCCATCTTAAGATACGTACGGACGTCCGCTCGTTGCGCCGTTGTCATCTTCATAGGCACCTCCTAGAGGTCGGGACGCTGCGCGAGGATCGAGCCAGCCAGCGTTCCCAGTAGGTACACCGGCAGCACGAGAACGAGCGCGATCAGAAGGTGCACGCCCGCGAACAAAAGAATGACGCACACCAGCAGCACAACTCCGGGGCCGAGCACTCGCACCAGCAACTTCTCAGCTCGTTGAAGTTCGTAGTTGCGTTCACCCATCGTCTTCACCGAGGTACCTCAGCAGTTCATGGACGTCGTCTTGGTGAACGCGCAGCGCGCGCATCACCTGCTGCTCCCACGTCACGGTGTTGGCCTCGTCGTGGGGGTGCACCACCCGGGACACGACGAAGTCGCGCGTCTCGCCGCGACGATCGTCGGTGACGCGCAGCACGACGTCGATCCTACTGATCATCGCGATGATGACGACCGAGCGAGGGTTCGAAATTCACCGGCGCGCCGGACGCGTCCAGCCACACGCGGTGCGCCTCGCGCACGTCGGCCGCGACCTGCTCCAGCGCGGCCGCCGTCACCTCCGAGACCTCGTCCGCGACGCAGCGAAACGTGCCCACCGGGTACTCGGTCGGCGGCGCGGCGTCGTCGCCACCGTTGCCGATGCGAATCACGATCTCGCCGTACTTCAGCTGCGGTTGCGGTGGCGCGGTCAGCGCGTCACTCGGGTCGTTGAGAGTCGTCATAATCATCCTCCGTAAAGAAACCGGTCGTCCACATGTACTCGTGTGCGTCGATCAGAAACGCACTCACGGCCGCGTGATCAGGTCGATCCGGGAGCGGCGAGCGACCGTTCGGACCAAGTAGTGCCTCGAGTTGAACCTCAAGATCGCGAGCGACGTCGAGAGCCTCCTTCATCGAGTGCTGACCTACCCGCAGTTCGCGCAGCCACTCGGCGTCCGACTCCCTCATTGGTAGCGTGAAGCGACCGGTGCGCAACAGCTCCACGCCCTGGAGGCCGAGACGCACCATGTGATGCGCAAACTTCGTGTCGAAGCCGTAGCGCTCGATCAGCTCCGGTCGGTTGGTCGCGCCGCCACGCTGACCGAGCAGCTTCTCGCGCTGCGACCGCATGTAGCCCAGAAACCGATGACCCGCCCGACGCGACAGCAGAAACTCCGGGGTGCGCCGCAGGCTCGCGCCGACGTCGTTCAGGTACACGAGCTGCTCGCGCGCCACGAACAGCGGCACCAGGATCGACGGGTTGCCCTGGATCGCCAGGTGCGTCCACTTGCGCAGCGCGTACACCGTCAGGTCAACGTCACCCGGACCGGACCGGACGCCGGTCGGCTGCGTGCGCCACTCGTACTGGTCGAAGCGCTCCAGGCCGATCACGCAGTCCCGTGGTGGGACGCAGAGACCCATCTCATCGCGGTCGTCCTGGTCGTCGATCGCGCAGCCGGTGACGGTCGAGCCGACGCGCGTGAGCAGCACCATGCCGCGTCGTGCCACGTCACGCGCGTGATTCGGTTCTTCACCCTGAAACGCGGGGTGTCTCACGTGTGATCACCCTCCTTGGCGACCTGCTCGTCCCAGGCCGGAGTCCTCGGCGTCACGCCGATTACCGGCCACTCCTCGACGTCGTCGTGAGTGCGCTCCTCACCGGTCATGACGTTCCACCAGATGCCGCCGACGGCGTCGTCCGTGGAGTGGCCGCCGTACCTGTCGACCTTGATCCACACGTCCGCGTTCGCACCGCGCACCGTGCCAACCAGGTCGCGCGACGGGTGATCGAACGACCGCGTCACCGTGACGCGCACACCCCTCGTCTTCAACCAGGTCGGGTCGAATCGGTAGTCCAGGTCGGTGGGCTTGATCACCCCAGTGGGCGTGACAACGCCAGGAAGGACCACCTCGACCTCGTCACCGGGACGCAGCGTCGGCCACTCGTTGTCATCTTCGGTACGCGTCATTGGTCTACTCCGTTCGTTCACGTTCACTCCGATCGATCAGTGGCGCGCGTCGAGCAGGCCCGCCAACAGCTCCTCGGACGCACCCGCGCGTACCAGTCGACGATACGCGCTCGGGTTGACGCCGAGACGGCGTCGGAACGCGGCGTTGAACGTCGCCGTGGAGCGGTAGCCGACGATCTCGCCGACGTCGCGAATGCGGCCCGGCTCGCGCAGCAACCTGCACGCGAGCTCGACGCGCAGGCGCTCAACGTACCGCCACGGCGACTCGCCGTACGTGATGCTGAAGCACTCCTGAACGTAGCGGGCGTTGAACCAGACCTCGCAGCTGAGGCGCTTAATCGTGAGCGTCGGCTCGAACGCCCGCTCGGTCAGTCGGTCGCGCAGCGTCCGCACGGCGTCATCCAGCGTGGGAACATGCGGTGTCACGACGTGCTCTCCTACTCTCTCCGTCTTCACGTCGGCACGCGTCCTACAGTCTACCCGAGTGCGCCGCCGTACACGGCGGACATCGGCAGCCGTACGTCACGTAGCCGCTGTGCGAGCCGTGCGGCGCACGAGGATGATACCAGCGGTTGCGCCGCATGACGCGCTCGGCGCGCAGTCGGGTGCGCATTCCCTGAATGTACACCCTGGACGCCTCGCGGCAGGGATCACAGCCGCAGCCGTAGTGCCCGTACCCCACGCACGTGCCGTGCTGCGCGGTCGGAGGCAGCTCGATCGGCACTCGGCTACGTGCCCGCTTCCTGGTGATCGATCTCACCTCCTTGATACAGCGTGCGGGTAAACTCACGATCCTCGTACCGGGTGAAGCGCGTGTGATCCACCAGCGCGCCGATCAGCGCCACGAGCGCGCAGCCGAGCAGCGTCGCGCGCAGCGCGGACCAGCCGTCGGCGACGATCGAGCCGAGCGCGCCGCCGATACCCACGGCGCCGATCACGATGATCGTCGCGTCGATCGCGCGCACGACGCGCGTCACGACGAGGCGGTCAGCTGGCCGGCGATGCGCCGCCGCTCGCGGTTCAGCGCGTTGCGCACCCGCCGAGCGCGCTGACCCCGCTGGTACAGCCGCACCGCCTCGGTGCAGAGCACGCAGCGACAACCGTAGTTTGTGTACGTTGCGTCCGTCCCGTGTCGTCCGTGTGGTGACACCAGGCGGCCGTCGATCAGCACGCGCGCGGCGTAGCGCCGCTGCCGCAGGTCGCGCATCTGCTGCGCCGACATTCCCACTCTCATCGTCTCCATCTGTGCGATCGGTGGCGCTCATCACTCTCCTACAGCACGGCTCGGTTCTCGTACGCGTCACGCAGGTCGTCGTCGTGCCCCACGGCCTGCGCGAGCGCGCGCGCCGCCGGGCGCGTGAGAAACGGATCGCGATCGCGGTTGCGAATCGTGTACAGCTCGATCACCTCCGTCGGTGAGAACGCGCGATCGTGACGAACGTAGTTCGACTCACCCGGGACGATCGTGCGTCCCGCGTGATGCAGCACGTACTCGTTGCGCTGAATCCGAAAGATGCGCGTCTCGAACCAGCGGCACACGCCGCAGCGCTCCTCGGTGGTGGCGTACACGCCCGCGTGATTGATGTGATGCAGGCGCCTCGAACTTCCCATGCCGAGGAAGCGCGCGTCCAGCACGAGCACGCCGTCCCGCACCTGCCGGTCCTCGACGCTCGACGTCGGCAGACGCCAGGTGGCGTCCTCGCCGCTGCGGTCGCCGTTCGGCAGTTCCAGGGTAAGATCGTTCACGGTTAGTTCCCTTCGTTCCCGCGGTTCCCTCGCCTCGATCGTAGTCGACGCCGTCGCAACGGCGCGGACTCACGCGCGGCGCGTGCCTCGACGCGCACGTCAGCTCGATGCGCTGACGTCACGACGCCGGAACCTGAGGCGTAGGCGCTGAACTCACCTCCCATCGGTCGCGACGAGCGGACCCGAGCGCGCGGCGCGTCCCGGCCGGCTGATGGTTGCCGTAACGCGCCGCGCGTCGAGTGAAACGCGTGCGGTAGCTGACCCACATCGTCCCGCTGTTAGGTCACACGCGTCTCAGGTCCTCGTCGTTCGCTGGTTGACTCGTCGTTGATCGCCGGTCGTTCGTCGCGTTTCAACGTAGCGCGCCGCGTCAACGTCACGCGACGCGCGGCGGGTCGCCAGGTCAGCCGCGCGCGAACGTCAGCAGGCCGGTGAACGTCGCCGTGGGCAGCGCGATGCGCGGACCCTCGCGATCCTTGCTGTCGCGCACCTGCACGCCGCTGCACACGACGTCGTGCGCGGCCTCAACGCACGCGCCCGACGACGCCGAGCGGGTTGACTTGCGCCAGCGCAGCTCAACGCACTCGTCCTCCTGCGTGAACGACGACTTTCGCCACGGTGAGAAGTGCTCCACGTACTTCCTCCTAGGGGTGAGATGAATCCGCGCGGCGCGCGAGACGTCCCTCGTGGTAGTAGTACCTACTTGGTGGGGTAGTCGCACTGGCCGGGGGTCTGCGAGCACGAGCCGTTTGGCGACTCGGGGCCACGTGGCTTGCAGGCGCTGAGCGCGCCGGAGCCGACCAGCACCAGACCGGACAGCAGCACCGCGACCACGCGGGTGGTGCGACGAACGCGAGGTAACACGACATCTCTCCAGTGATCCGTAGGTTCTCGAGCGGGGTGACCACGACGGTCACACATGAGCATTACGTCTACCTCACGTTACCGTGCCTGGGGGTAGTCGCGTGACCGGCCGGCGGGCGAGTGCTGGATGGCGTCGGAGTCGCCGGCCGGTCGCGCGTCGTCAACGCTACGCGTCGGCGTCGTTGCGGCGTCACGCGCCCGCGCACGTGCCGCGTGCACCTCGGCCCAGAGCTCGCGCGTCCGCTCGCCGGCGCGACGCGTGGACTCGGCCCAGAACTCGGTGCCGCGACCGTGCTCCGGACACGCCGAGCTGAGGTTGCGGACGCCGGTGGCGTGCGTCCCCGCGTACAGCTCGGGACAGCGGCAGGTCGCGTCACTCACGGCGTCAACGACCGCCACGGACCGGCGCCGTGCGGTGGCCACTCGCAGAGAGACGGACGCACGCCGTGGTTCTCTCGGGGGTCGTACCAGCCGTGACCGGTCCAGACCACTCGAAGCCCCGTTGGATCGACGAGGTTCAGCCGCCGTCTCGGCGGCGGCTCGCCCCGGGTGTAGATCCTCACGAGCCCCGGCTGGGACTCGAACCCAGCCTCGTCGACCTGATCGGGATCGACGCGCGACCTCGCGGGGCGCGGCTAGCGCACGCCGCGCAGCGCGGCGTACAGCGCGACGGCCGCCACCAGTAGGCTAAGAATGACGGCGACGCGCTGCACCGGCGTCCAGCGGCGGTCCGACTCGCGCAGTCGCGACTCGCCGTCGGCGTGCAGCGCCGCGGCGGTCGACGCCGCCGAGGCTGCCTGACTGACCGCCTGATCGGCCAGCCGCTGCAGGTCCAGCTCCACCTGGGTCAGCGTCTGCGCGATGTCCGCGAGGTGCCCGTTGATCGCCGAGAAGTGCCGGTCGTGATCGGCGAGACGCGTCTCGATCGCACCGGCGGTGACGCCGCGCTCGTACTCGCCACGCACGCCGCTCTGGGCATCGCTGGACACGCGACCAGCGTAGCAACGGGATCGGCCTAGGGGCGGCGACGCAGCTCTCGCCACAGCGCCCACGCCGCGACGCCCAGCGTGATCGGGACCAGCGCCAGCCTAACCAGACCCACGAGCAGGTCGGGAGTCACGCGCACGGTTCGGGCTCGACCGGGACGTGCGCACGCTCCGGCCAGTGCCACGTTCCGCCGGGGTAGCTCAACGCGAGGATCGTCGAGCGGTCCGCCGCGACCCCGACGTCGCCGTCGTGACGCTCGCAGCCGCCGTTGGCCAGGTCCCGGAAGAACAGCCCGGTCGGGTTCAGCACCGCGAGACCGACGACGCCTGGGTCGTGCTCGAACACCTCGGTGACGATCGCCGCGCGGCACAGTGAGTGATACTCACCGCCGGGCGTGCCGAACGAGACGTAGTGCACGATCCGCCCGACGGTGGGTAGCTGACTCACGACGTCCGCGCGCCTAGTTGTGCGTCATGTCGACGCCGTTGTGGGTCATGTCGTGCGTCATACCCGGGTCGTCGCCGGCGCTCGCCGGCGAGGCGGCCAGCGCGGCGATCGCCACGACGCCCGCGAGCAGCGCGACCAGTCGAGCTACGGTGATCTTCACGTTCGTTCTCCCTCGATCGTCGGTGCGGATGAGGCGCGCGACCCGGGTGCCGAGCCGCGCGGCTCACCGCGTGCCCCCTAGCCAGGAGACGAGAACGACGCTAGTTGACGACGTCAACGCCGTGACGCGACGGGCGTCACGCGTCCGGGGTGACCTCCTCGGGCGGACCGGCGGTGATCTCCAGCCGCTGCGCGTCGCCGGAGACCACGACGATCAGCAGGTCGCCGGTGACGGTCGGCATCCCGGTCGCGATCGCCTCCGCGTGCACGGTCGCCTGCCCCAGGGTGCCGGTCGCGGCCGCCACGGCGGTGCCGTCCGAGTTGTCGGTCAGGTTGATCACGGTCGCGTCGTCGACCGTGAACGTCACGGTCGCGCCGGTCGGCGCGGTGGTCGGGTTGCCCACCTCGTCCGTCCAGGACACGGACAGCGTAACCTTCTTATCGGCCTGCAGGTCCACGATGACGTCTACCTCCGGTCGTCGCGTTGCGTCGTTCACGTTGTGAGTCATGTGCGTGGGCGCGTGGCGCAGCTGATCACGCGCCGCACCGGTGATCGGTCGGGGCGGCGCGACGCGCCACACCAACCGCAGGTGACGGCCCTTGAGCAGCCAGCGCTCCTCGTGAACGAGGTCGCCGTAGTCGGTGATCTTGCCACGCGGCAGCACGCTGCGAGCCTACCAGAGGCGAGGTCGTGAGGCCGACGAGGGGCCCCGGGAGTGGCCGGACCGGGGGTCGCGCGACCGGTGACGCGGCGCGTCCCGCTTCGTAGATTGGACCAACGCGTCCCGCTCGCCGGACGCCTGACCTCGGCTCGTGGAGGGGGAACCAGGTACGTCGAGGCGACGCCCGGCGAGCGGAGTTGCACCGATCGAACCGCAGCGGTGTCACACCTTGAACGGAGATCCGATCTTGTCCAACGATACCACGCCCACGACGGAGCCGAACCAGACGCACGCGCCGAGCGGGCCGTACGCCGCGTCCGTCGCGGAGTACCGCCGCCGGGGGTGGCTCGGGGTGCTGCCGGTCGTCGGCAAGGACGTCAACCTACCAGCGGGTTACACGGGCTACGACGGTCGTTGGCCCTCGGCGAACCAGGTTGACCGCTGGAGGGAGGAGCGAGGGCACGACAACGTGGCGCTGCGGGTGCCGGCGGACGTGCTGGGGCTGGACGTGGACGCGTACGACGGCCGCGCGGGGTTGACGACGCTCGGGCACGCCGAGGAGGAGTACGGCGCGCTGCCGGCCACGTGGACCAGCACCAGCCGAGACGACGGCTCGGGCATCCGGTGGTACCGCGTGCCACCGGAACCGGAGTGGGTCAGTGACCTGGGTCGCGGCAGCGGCATCGAGGTCATTCGCACGCACCACCGATACGCGGTGGTGTGGCCCAGCGTGCACCCGATCACGGGGCGGGAGTACCGGTGGTACGGCCCGGACGGCCTGGTGGCCGGTCGTGCGCCCAGCCCCACGGAGCTGGTCCCGCTGCCGCCGCGGTGGGTGGCGGCACTGCGCAAGGACGGCGACGCCGCGCGCACGCGTCGAGCCACAGGCGGTCATCACGGTGACCGAGTGCACGTCGTGGACATGGACGGCAACCAGGTCGACCCACACGCCATTCTTACGAAGGGCCTACCGCCGGGAAGCCAGCAGGTGGAGCTCTTTCGCTGGGCATGCTCCATGCGTGAACGCCGGGTGCACCTCGAGGAGGCCAAGTCGCTGGGCATGCTGGCGCTCCAGCGGCTGGTCAACGAAAATGAGGCGGACCCGTGGACCGCGCAGCACATTCACGAGCTCATCGACCGGGTCTGGGATCGCTACCCGCCGGGGACGCCACTGACGCTCCCGATCGAGGTGCGCCAACTCGCCGAGCGACTGGCGCGGCAGAATCGTGACGGCGTCTCGATGGTCGAGGTCGTCGAGGACGAGCCACGCGCCATCAACGCCACGGACCTCGGCAACACGTTAAGATTTGTCGCGCTGCACCGCGACACGGTCCGCTACGCCGTGGACCAGAAGCGGTGGTACGTCTGGGACGGTCGTCGCTGGGCGCACGACGCCACCAACCGGGTCATGGACTTCACGAAGAACGTCATCGATGCCATTCGCGCGGAGGCGGTAGGCGGCGAGGGCGGTCGTGAGGACGTGGATCGGTGGTTGGCGTGGGCGCGCACCAGCGAGGCGCTGGCGCGTCGGCGCGCCGTCGTGGAGGGAGCGCAGTCCGAGCCGGCACTGGCGCTGGTCGCGAACGACCTGGATCGAGATCCGTACCTGCTGGTCGTCCGCAACGGCACGGTGGACCTGCGGACCGGCGAGCTGAGGGAGAGTCGAGCGGAGGACCTCTGCTCGCAGCTCGCCGACGTGGACTTTGACCCGGACGCCGAGGCGCCGCGGTGGGAGGCGCACGTCGCGTTCATGTGCAACGGAGACCCGCGGCTGGTCGCGTACGTGCAGCGGTCGGTGGGGTACACGCTGACCGGGGACGTCGGCGAGCGGAACTTCTTCTTCCTAGAGGGAAGTGGGTCGAACGGAAAGAACGCGTTCGTGGAGCCGCTACTCCAGCTCATGGGTTCGTACGCGCAGACCGCGTCGACGGCGCTGCTGACCGGCGGAGACGACCAGCACCCAACCATCCTGGCGGACCTCCTCGGTGCGCGCATGGTCTTCGTGGACGAGACGCGCGCCAACCGGCAGCTCAACGTGGAGCGGGTCAAGGCGCTCACCGGAAGCAAGTGGATCCACGCCCGGCACATGAAGCAGGACTTCTTCGACTTCCAGGCCCGGTTCAAGTTGTGGATCGCCGGCAACGCGCAGCCGCCGGTCAAGGACCCGTCGGACGGGGTGTGGTCGCGCATGCACCGGGTGGTGTGCCTCGGCAAGGTGGATGAGCAGCGGCTTATTAAGAACTACGGGGAGCTGCTGTACGCGGAGGAGGCGAGTGGGATCTTGAACTGGGCGCTGCGCGGACTGCGGGACTACGCGCAGCTGGGAAGCCTAGGGGTGCCGGCGTCGGTGCGCGACGACGTGGAGGAGTACCGAGACGAGGAGGACTACGAGCGGCAGTTCGTGGACGAGTGCCTGATCGTCACGGGCAACGAGGCGGACTTCGTCGTCAACGACGGGGTCTTCCAGGGGTACCGGCGGTGGGCCGAGCACGTGGGACTTAAGCGCGACGAGATCAAGAACCGAACGCACCTGGGTCGCGCGTTGATGCGTCTTGGCTGCGGTGAGCGAACCGTGATCAAGGTGGACGGTCGCTCGACGCGCGTGCTGCGCGGGGTGCGGTGGGCCGACGGTTCCAGCCTGTTCACGTACGGCCTGGACACGCTGTGATCGAGGGCGCCTGGCTGGGTTACACAAGTTGCGGAACTTGTGTAACCCGTAGTGTAACCCGTAGTGTAACCCGTAGTGTAACCCACAATATGGCTAACTGGGTTACACAAGCGGTTACACAAGGAATATTAGTTAGTGTAACCACAAAATCATGATGAATATAGCCGTTGACCAGTAGGTTTATAGTAGTAGTAGTAGTGGGTTACACTAGTTACACTAGTTACACTAAATCTAACCAGTTAGCAACGTATGCGCGCACCTAAAGCACAATCATGCCCGCGAATAGTCCTGAATAGCGCTCTGCGCGATATCTGGCTAACCGGGGGAAAGTTAGTGTTACCGTAACCCGAGCCCGCTGACGACCGCGAAACACGACGAAAGACGACCCGTAGGTTAGGCTGTAGACGTGGCGCGAATCAGCCGGTACGTCATCCAGTGTCGGGCGCCCGTCGCGCGGCGCGGAGGTAAGCCGTGTCGGATGCCGGCCGGCTGGAAGACGACCCACGCGGGTTACGGCCCCTGCTCGGTGCACCAGGGACGACGAGGACGAGAGGCGTGGGAGATGGCGATGGAGGTCGCGCACGAACTGCAGGTCAGTCCGTGGGACGCGCTGCTGCTCGCGGTGCGCCGCGCGGGCGGACGTGCCATCTGGGTCGACCAGCAGCTCACGCAGGCGGTGCACGAGAACGACGGCGATACCAGCCATCCAGCGGTCGCGAGGTGGCTCAGCGAGAGCAGAAAGGAGCGAACGCTGCTGGCTCGCACGGCGAAGGCCGCGATCGACGCCGGAGTCGCCGAGCGCTTCGTGCGGCAGGTGGAGATGGAGGGACGCCTCGTGGCGGAGGTTCTTGGAAGAGTGATCGATCGCCTGGGTCTGGAACCCGACGCGCGTGTGCAGGCGTTCGCGCTGGCGCAGGAGGAGCTGCTCGTCCTGGAACCGGGAGGCTTGGAAGACTGATCGCGACGTCAGCGACATCTTTCAACGTGATGCGACGGTGGGTTGGTACGGTTGTCTGGCGTCAAACGAGCCGTCAGGAGGTGTCAGATGCAACGATGGAGGCGATCATCGCGCTGCAACTGGGAGAAGCCACAGTGCGTGGAGCTGAGTCATGATCATCGTGCGGTGCGCGACTCGAAGTCACGAGAGCAGCTCACGCTGGATATCACGACACTGCTGCGGTACGTGAAACGATGAGACTCACGCGGATTCTGGCGCTTCGCGCGCGACGCGACTCCACATACCGCGCGTGAAGCTGCACCGCGTGACGCGGGTCGTCGTAACCCGCATCGGAGAGCCGGTCGCTTTCACCCCCTGGCGGCCGGCTCTCCACCTCACATGGTGAAAGTTGAGGATCTTAGAATCACGTGAAATTCGTGAAAACCCCTGGTAAATGATTCACGTGACTTTTCAGTGAGGCGCAAGGAGGCCATTTCGACAAAAAATCATCGGGCCAAATTGAGGGAGCCAGAAAAAATCATCGGGCCAAATTGAGGGAGTCGCGCGCGACGCACGATCTTCGCTTCAAGATCAACTTCACGCGTTGATCTTAAACACGGTTGCACGTGCAAATTGATCTTGAGAAGACGGTTGCATCCGCAAACACTCACGTTCGTGTACATCACCTTGATCTTTCATCACCTCCTGGTACTCACAAGATCAACTTTTGTGAAAAACCGTGAAAATCAAGAAGATCATCTGGCATCATTTTCACGTGAGTGTGCGACTCACGTGTCCGACGAAAAAATCATCGGGCCAAATTGAGGGACCTCGCGCGAGCCCGTGGATCTTCGCGCCTCAAGATCAACTTCACGTGAAGATCAACTCTCCTAAGATCAACTTCTCCAAGATCAACTGCACAAGATCGACTCCTAAGATCGTTTGTTCGCGAACGCTGATCAACCAATTGTATCAAAAAATCTTGTGCTTGTATATTGACAGCGTTTCACGCACGTGGTATATACGCGCGCACGGGCGCGCGCTCGTTGACTGGATAGACTGTCAACGTCGCGCGCTGGCAGCCCTCGACCAGCAAACGTGAAATGATCTTCACGTATCCCCTGGTCAACGCACTGTTAAAAATCTTACCCAAAACTGTTGCTCGTTGGTCACGCGTCGGCTAACGTACTGGTTGTCAGGAACGAACGGGAACGAAAAACCAGAGGCGCGACTGGCGCCAAATGGATCGACAGATTCCACGATACAGAGGAGAGATCTACATGAACGACACCATCACCGCCGACGTCCAGACCGAAGAGATCGTCGCGAACGTCGCGCCCGAGGCGCCCGTCGAGGGCGACCAGCAGACCGGCGACGAGACCAGCAACGCGCCCGACGAGGGTGGCGCCGAGGAGACCGCAAACGTCGCGAAGAGCGAAGATCGCTACCCGGAGAAGCCCATCCGGAAGCTCCTCGCGGAGCGCCTGGCGGCCGCTCACGACGCTGGCTGGACGCGGCCCCGCCTCACGGAGTTGATCAAGCAGGTGAACGGCGACGCGCCGGCCGAGCCGAGCGACGAGCCCGACGGCTTCTACATGGGCGGCAGCGCGCTGTTCCGCACCCGCAACGGCAACGTGCACGCCGGTGAGGTCAAGTACCTGACCGCCGTGCTCGATTGGATCGACGCCGGCGTGGTCCAGTTGCCGGAGAAGGTGACCAAGAACCCGGCCAAGCTGCAGGAGCGGCTGGCGGCGTTCGAGGCGCAGGTGGCCTCCCTGCAGGCGGCGCTGGACGGCGTTCGGCAGGCGGCCGAGGCTTCCAGCGACGTCAAGGGCGTCGGCGCGCTGCGGGAGGTTCTGGCGGACATCGCCAAGATCGCCAGCGGCGACGAGGGCGACCAGGCCTGACTGGACGGGGCACGACGCGCGGCGCCAGCCGCGCGTCGCTCCCCCGCTCAGCTCACGTTTTCACGTGATTGCAGTCAACCGCTCGGCGGGTGCTGCGCTCACGCGAGCGCGTGAATCAGGGCGCGTAAAAAATCATCGAGGCAAATTAAGGGCGCGTAGTCGCGCTCGGAGGGAGGAAGATCCACTTCACAAGATCCACGGTGTAAAAGATCTTGGGCGAAACGGTTGACCGTTCGTCCCGTCATGTGGTATAATGAAACCAGACGGGAACGAACGGGAACCAAGGAGCCAGAGATGTCGTACTACGCGCAGACCGAGCGGGACTTCACCTTCCGGCGCAGCGGCGCCTACACGAACGCCGCCCCGCTGCCGCGACCGCGACGCGTCGCCAGCGTGCGGCGCGACGCCGGGTGGGGCTCGACGTGCGGCGGCTGCGGGCTGGCGCGCAGCCGGTCCAACGCGTGCGACTGCAACCAGGGATAGGGCGCCTCGCCCCTCGGGGCGGGTGCATGCACCCAGTCTACCAGGAAAGGACAACGATGAAGAACGAGGTTACGGAGCTGCGCGCCGCACTGGCGCGCGTGCACGCCGAGCTGGACGTGTTGCTACCGAACGTCCATCATCGCGTGGGCGACGTCACGTTGCCGAGCGCGTCTGCGCTGCGCGACGCGCCGACGGCGTACGCCAGGCAGGCGGCTCGACTGGAGGCCGTGGCAGCCGCGCTGCATGAGCTCACGCCGATGGATGTCGATTTCATTCTGGGTGAAGCACCCAGCGAGCCCGCATCGGCGTGCGAGGAGGCGGCCAAGGCGGCCTACGAGCACTTCCGCGCCAACAACGGCGAGGAGTACCGCCCGCGACTGCGCTGGGAGCACCTCAGCGACGAGGCGCAGTCGCTGTGGCGCGCACTGGCGACGCGCGTCCACGACACGTGGGAGGCCGCTGGACGTTGACGCGCGATCACGTGTGTGGTATAATGAACGTAGATCGGAACGAACGCGAACCGAAGGAGCGATCATGAGTGACGACCACGGCGGCGTCTGCGACCAGTGCGGCGAGGAGGGCACCCTCAACGACCCGGTGGCGCACTTCAAGGACCCCAAGCGGTTCGGGGAGTACGTGATGGCGCACGGCCAGTGCGGCGAGGACTTCGGGTTGGAGCTGGCGTGAGTCTACTGGATGACGTCGCGTTGGCACGACTGGACTGGGACCAGGACGACCCAGACGCGATGGCGCTGTCGCCGCGCGCGGCGGCAAGATCGATTCGCGGCAGTCTGCACCTGCCGCAGTACGACGGCGACGAGCGCGCGTGGGCGTGGGTTGACTACGGCAACGAGCAGTCGGCCGCCTACCGTCGGATCCTCGAGGCGAGTGAGGAGGAGATCAACCAGCTGCCTGACGTTCTAACGGGAGATGAGGTGGGGAATTAACCAACCACGTGAGTTGGCGTCGCGCGTCTGCGTGTGCTTGCGCGCGACGTCGATGTGTGGTATAATGAACGTAGATCGAACGCGAACGAACGGAGAGACAGATGGTGGCGATCGGTGGAATCCCGGGCGGACTGCCCGAACTACCTAGGCGGCGGATGGAGATCGGCTACGACGTCGGTCACCAGCAGACCCAAGACTGGATGAACGAGCTGCACGCCAACCGTAAGTTCTACGTCACCGCCGACGCGCTGGAGGACATGGACGACTACGTTCAGGCGATCGGCGAGGATGACCCCGACCGCGCGCGTGACGTCGC